TCTTTTAAAAAATAAAACCTTACTTCAGCATTGGGTTTGTATTTTTTAAGACGATTAATTAAGGTTTTAACTGTACTCATTGTCTACTCCTATTTTTGTTTCGGTTTATTTGAGGATGCCGAGCTTTTTTTTTGCGGGTATCGGTACTTGCTCGGCACCTGGACTCAAATCTTTTGGAAATGTTCTTCTCACTCTCGTAGTGTATTTCTGACATGACTATTTCATCTTCCCAATTAATGCCCTGTCTGTCGCAAAAATGATGTAAATCAGTTACTACGTCAGCAACCCTATAATACTGATTTCCTTTGTCTTTTTGCTTACCCAAAGACAAGGCTTTCTCAATTCGTTTTGCTCTTTTCTCATCTTCCATATCTAACTCCTATTTTTGTTTGGGTTGTTTTGAAACCTGGCAGCAATATTCTTGCTAGGAAGAACTTCAATATCAATAGAACCATCCACCGCATCATTCATCTCTCTAAAAATCTTCTCTTGGGCCTGTCGTTCTGCATCGTGTAAATCTTTCGCTGTTACTTCATAAACTGTGCTGTAATCTACCCTAACTCTCATTTGATATGTTTTAGTCTTTTTAACCATACCGATCCTCCGAATAAATTTGATAAGCAAAATCCTTCATGGTCGGCAATTTTTGTTTCCAAACTTTTAGAAATTTAGATCCTTCTCCATTAACTCTCCGGTATTTCCTGGATGACCAATGCGACATTGTTCTGTGAAATTGTACCAGGATTTTTTGCCACAAGCTGACGGAAACCGGTTCCCCGACATAATACCTAACTTGAAACCAATAGAATAAATCAGATTCGGAGTAGGTTTTGCAAAACTCGGAGTAACTCATGTCTGGCGATGCCTCTTGCATTTCAATTAGCTGATTCTTAACTGCACCCATTAGCCCTCTCTCACCGAACTCCAGGTCATGTTGAAACAAAAGCCATCTTTATTGTACTGAATAAACAAAGGTTGTACCTGGTCCGAAAAACAAGGAATTGACCGCAGTTTATTATAAGCTGAGATCGGTGTACTAGCCATTACGTCAATCCTAGAATGATTTTTTGTTAGAAAAGAATATGTTGTCATTTATCCCTCGCTTATTTTTTCAATATAAGTTTCGCCATAAGATTTGCCATTCTTACTGTAATCATTTATCCCTCGCTATCGATCATGTGGTGTCGTGGTCTTTTTGGGGATTTCATGCCACTTTCATGATCTCGTTGTTTTTGACAACCATTACAAATAAGTGCCTCGTTGCCATTTTTTTCGTGCCACTCCAAATGATCAATCTTAAATTCTGCCTTTCCACACTCATCACAAAAATATCTTATTGTCATTTATCCCTCGCTTTCTTTTAAATTACAGGAATTACAGGTAAATTTTTAACATCGGAAGTAGCCAGGGAACCGCCATCGTTCCCCTCGTCATCTCTCATGGGACAAAACCAGGAACCATCTTCAAACTCGATGATCACAGGCGATCTATCAAAACCCCAACTCTCCATTTCAGCATCATTAAGATACCTAGCTGATTTTATCTTCTTTCCAACAAGGAATTTCGCAATCCTGGATTCCCATTGTTTTCTTGTCATTTTGTACTCCTTTTCTGCTTTTATAATGATTCATATTTTAGCTTGTAGCCATCGTTGAATAGAATATGGCTTAATTGATATATTACATGAAACCCCATATCCATACCGCATCCGGAAACACCCACAGAATTTGTTTTTTCTTTAAATGGGTAATCCAAGGCCTTCGCAATATTATAAGACAACCAGGATTTTACAATCTCGCCTTTATCATTAGGTTCTAATTTGTAAAAATCAATGTGCCGATACATACCGCTAGAAGATACATTTTTCACAATATAATAAATCGTGTCGCCTTCAGAAATCCAATTTTTCAGATTGGATAGTGATTCTAGTTTTGCTTGTTTTTTCGTCATTTTATTAATCTCCTTTCATTTCCAAATATGCTACTACAATCCGGTAATTGTTGTCAATATGTTTATTATATAATTATTAATTACCTTCATTTATGTTGTTTTTTCCTTTTTCCTGGATTCTCTTAAAATCGCATTTGTACATAAAAAGCTAGGACTTCAGATACCAAAAGACGAGAGAAGGGCATTGTATGGGCCTTAAATCGCCTTTTTTTTGAAAAATCTTGAGTCAAATATCCATTCCTTTCAGGATATGGGCAATTATATCTATAGAAAAACCATTACCGATCATCTTATATCTTTGAGTATCGGAGACTCCGCAAGTATAATTTTCAGGAAGTGTCTGCAATCTCTCGCATTCCAATGGAGTCAATTTTCTGTGTTGGTCGCTGTTTTTCATTTTAACGAGGGTACATCCGTTATTTCCTGCACCTTTCCACATACTAGCTGTGCAACAAAGACTCTTTTGATTCAACTCCCTGTAATGCCTTTTATTTCTTTCATTATGTAAGCAAGGTTTATATTTGCCTTCCAACTCAACAACATCCCTTAATAACAGCCCTTTGTCTTTCGGCATTTGAAAGGGGATATTGGTCCAATACAACCGCCTTCTGTTTTGAGCAGACACTAGCGAAGAATTAATTTCAGTAGGTTCAACCCCCAAATATTGAGAAATCACATCTTGCGACTCTTTATCCATTCTTACATTTTCCAAAAGAAAGTATTTCGGATTCAATTCTTTATTCAATCTCGCATATTCAAAAAATAACTTCCCTCTTGGATCGTCAAATTTCAATCTATTGTTTTGGCAACGTGAAAAAGATTGGCAAGGAGAACCACCAAGCAACAAATCAATTTTTCCCATCTCATCACCTTTGATTCCCATAACATCCCCCAAATCCACAGAATCCGGAAAATTCTTTCGGCTGATAAAATTGGCATATTTATCTATTTCAGATCTAAAATAAATAGAAGGGGATCGGTTTGCCCTTTTCAGAGCAATCCGACCACCCCCTAGACCATCAAAAAGACCCAAGACTCTAATCATCTTTATTTCCTGTCAATTAATCCAACCTCACTCTCGCCGAGATCGCTATGTTCCGAATCCATCACCCAACAATAGTGATCAATCAATTCATCATCAGGAACTTCAACTGAACCGACTCCATCATCTCCAAGATAGATCAAAACCTTGCATCGTTTCCGAATCTCATCGCAAAGTTTCATTTTTTCGTCTTGCGGTAGATTCTTCATTTTCTTTGCTATGGTTTCGTACTTTTTCCGAGATTCTTCTCTCTCTTTTAGAGCTTTATGAGCAGGTACTTGTTTTCCATTTTCATCGAAATAAGTTACGTTTTCAAGTTTTCCCATTCTATACCACCACCTTTCAAAAAAAGTTATTTAAAAAATTAAAACCTTGAAAATAAGCATCATACTAATAAAAAAAACTGTAAAGATTCCAAGTGCTAGAAAATCGAGATCATTCATTGTTTATTCTCCTTTGTTAAAATAAAAAATTGAAACTAGCATCAGCAAACCAAACCAAACCAAGCAACCAATCACAAGTTTAAAAAATGAGTATTGCCAAAGGTCTGTAAAATCAGCTATTAAGTTCTCCATTATTTAATCTCCTTGTTGTTTAAATTAATTATTTTAAGTGATGATAGCGATGAATAAATGATCTCATAGACCTATATTTTTTACCATTTACTAAAACAATATATTGTTGTGATATCCCTGCTTCACAAAAATCTATTGCTGATCTCATATCATCAGTTTCAAAATACTGCGGACTTACCCAAGCTGATTGATATTCTATTTTATAGACTTTACATTGTGTCATTGTTTAATCTCCTTATTTAATCCGAATCCCCTCAATAGTCTGAGGGGACAGGGGAAGTGTTATTTTAAGATGGCTTTTATAAATTTATCCTTGTCGAAGTTAGGATTATCAGTAGCAAAGTAATCGGCTAATTTACAAGCAATATAGATCAGATGGGGTTCTTTTCTATGTCCTATCCGATCCGCTTTATTAAGAATCATAGTAATAGCTATGTAGTCTTTTTTAGTTAGCATCGTTACTCTCCTTTTTCTTTTAAGTATTCTTCTGTATTTTGCTTTACATTAGTTTCAAGTATAGCAATAACTTCTTTACTTCTAAAACCGTCATCTCCTGTTGCAAGATCAACTGCCTCTCTTATTTCTTCTGCTGTATATTTTTTAATTTTCATAATTTAACCCCTTATAAAAGTTAGTATTTAAGCTCCTTCTCTTATAATCGATCTCTATTCTTTAAGCAAGAACTATTTATATAAATGTTATTTAATAGGAATATATGTGAGTAATAATCTTGATCAAAGGTTATGCACCTTGTGGAAGATGCTTTCAATATAGCTTTTTAGCACCTTCTAAGGATGCCTATAACGATCTTAATATTAGAACGTGTAAATATCAGGTAAGAGAATTAAACAAATTCACAAGGCCAAGCACAAAGGTACAAATTTAGATCTAATTAAGTAACGAATTATCAAGCACACAAGGTCAAGCAGTACCCAAGCCGATTGATATTGATATAATGTATCAGAAAATCCGGTAGTACTCTAGAATCGCTTTAAAATCGTTTTAAATCCAGGTGTTGCTTTTATACAACAGAAGCGTTGCTTTTATGCAACGGTCCGGCAAAAGAACAGATCGTGAACAGAAAAAAGGGTATTACCCCCCCGGGTATCGTGCCACTATCTATGGGGGTATCTCTCAAAATTATTCTTATTTTCCATTTTATTTTTATGCCAATTTCTATATAATGAGCTCCACCTAAAAGGAGGTAAATATGCAGAAAATGTTTCTAAAGCTAAAGGCTTATAAAAACGAGAACCCTAAAGGCAAAGCACCCCGATACTCCAGGAAGAAGCTGCAGATAGCCGAGCAGGTTGTTATCGAAGCCGGCACCTACGATCTTGATGTCTTTTTCAATATTGGCGAAGCCAAGCCTGACGAAAGGGGTAACAAGAGGGAATACGAATATATGAATATCGAGCTCAAGGAACCCTGGCAAAAGGAAAGCCAGGCTGCCGAGTTTGATGATCCTATCGAAACCCCTAAAGACAAGCCAAAGGACTTGCCTTTTTAATTGGCTAGGCCCAAATCAACCCACCCTATCGTGAAGTATGGCGGTATCCGTATGCTGAACAAGCGGATACAGCGATCCAACATCATAGACCATCATAAGGATGCTGTCGCACAGGAGCTGGTGGATCTGTCCACAAGCAAGATTACCGATGTGGTGGAATGGAAGAATGGCAGGGTTAAGCTCAAGGAAATAGAGGATATTCCGGAAAGTGCCTTGAAAGCGATTAAGAAAGTCAGGGTATTCGGCAAGGAAGCGGATAACTTCGAGATTGAGCTTCATGATAAGATAAGGTCGTTGCAGATTGTGGCGAAGGCTGCCGGTCTGCTTGAACACCAGGAGTATGACGACAGGCCTGCTGTGATCGGCATTAAGATAGAAGGCCCTGATTTACAGATTAAGGAGATGAAACCCATCAATGAGAAAAAGAACGAAAAGAAAGATCAGATCAAAGGAACTGAGCCAGATTCAGTCGTTGATGCTAAAGACAAGGACAACGGACAGGGAATTGGCTAGAAAGAACGGAATGGAGGCTAATATGCCTAAGTTCCGCCAAATCCTTGATGGAAAGAGGGTTGAGGATGACCTGCGTATCCGAGGCATGATTAACTACCTTATCGGCAAGATGATTGAAACCGACCTGCACAACAAAAACATTAGGCTCAAATGACCAAACCCTTCCCTAATAAAAAATATAATATTATTTATGCTGATCCACCCTGGAGCTATAAGGTTTGGACAGCAAAAGGTGGTCATAAATCCGCATCAGCACATTATAATACAATGAATATTGAGGATATAAAAAAAATATCGGTTGAGAGTATAGCTGATAAAGATTGCGTTTTATTTTTGTGGGTAACAATGCCTAATTTAATTGAAGGTATTGAAATTATAAAATCATGGGGTTTTACTTATAAAACTTGCGGTTTCACTTGGCTAAAAATATATAAAAATGGGAATCCTGTATGTGGGTTAGGTTATTGGACTAGATCAAATGCGGAGCTTTGTTTGTTAGCTACTAGAGGAAACCCTAAACGAATATCAAAATCTGTTTATCAAGCTGTATTAGCACCGCAAAGGGAACACTCAAGAAAACCTGACGAAGTAAGAGATAGGATTGTAGAGTTAATGGGCGATCTACCACGCATAGAACTCTTTGCCAGGGAAAAAACTGAAGGTTGGGATGTGTGGGGAAATGAAGTTAATTAAGAAAGTCAAAGACCTTTTCTTAGAATTATGCGAAAGTTATGCAGTTAAGCTGAGTAATTGGGCATGGAGAAAACGATGGCGAAAAAAGACAGGAACAGCGAGAAAGAAGATAGGTACTTAACATTAATAGGCATCTTCATTGGTGTCGTGTTTATGTTTTGGCTTCTTTTTTTTTATACGTTGCCCGTATATTCGGCAAGCATCACTCAACCAGAAAAAGATAAATTTATTACCATTGTAAAGCTATGCTTGGTCGCCAACGACAATTACCCTAACTCTAATAACTATATCCCTGAGAAACTAGCTCTCGCCCAAGCCATCGTAGAATCTAATTGGGGGAACTCAAGGTTTGCAAAGGAAGGTAATGCTTTATTTGGTATCAAGACATGGAATTTAAACGAACAGCATATCAAACCCCTCGGCAGCCCAAATGCAAACTTCGGTCTCAAATCCTATGAATCCTACTGTCATTCGGTGAAGGATTATCTTCGCTTGCTAAACACATCACCACACTACGAGGGCTTTAGGAAAGCAAGGGATAGCAAAGCAAGCATGACGGAGCTGACGGAAGAACTAAGGGATTATGCTGAAAACCCTCACTATCCAAGGATACTAATGAAAACAATTAAGGAGGTGCAAAATTTCTAAAAAAAGATCAAGGCGAAGAATAAAATTGACACCAGAGGACACTTATCGCAAAGTTATGGAGAATGGTGAGGTAATCACCCTGTACCCCATTATGTGGTATAGCTTGCAGAAAAAAATGCTGGCTGCCAAGAAAGGGAAAAATGGCGACATCATTAAAGACAAAAACGGAAAACCTATACCTTATAGGGAAGCCGGTTATATTGATTTGCAAGCCTTGAAAAAAAAGATAGCAGAACAATAAGGAGATAGCATGGGAGAATCAATAAAAACAAATGGTCATGGCGGAGTCGATGAATACCTCTACGATATGCTTGAGGGCGGAAATATTGAAAAAGTTTTGATGGAAGAATCTGACGTTGGGCCAACGATCACGTTCTATCTTGATGATAAAATTATAACCATTACCGAAAGAAGAAAGAGATAGTGAGTAAATGGCATGACTCCATGCGTGGGGAATACAAACCATATCACTTGATTATTAATATGAACAGAATTTGGAAACTCATTTATGTAACCGTAGCAATCTTTGGCTTATCTTTTCTAGCATGGATAATTGTGTGCGGTGTTTCTGATCCAGATGTAACTTTTAGTGTTGGTACGTTTAATGGTGGCATACATAAATAAATGCAAGATCTTAAATTCAACTTTAAAAGCTCCCCTACGATTTGGAGCTTTCTCCAGGACAACTCCTTTGTAAGAGGGTTAGTTGGGCCTGTTGGTTCCGGTAAGTCTTATGCTTGTGCGGCTGAGATATTTCTTCGTGCTGTCAAGCAAAAACAATCACCGAAAGACGGAATCAAACATACTCGGTTTGTCATAGTTAGAAACTCCTACCCAGAGCTGCGTACCACAACCATCAAGACCTGGCAGGAAATTTTCCCAGAAAATATTTGGGGAAATATGCGGTGGTCGCCTCCCATCAGCCACCACATAAAACTACCTGCCAGGCAGGGTGCTGCTGGTATTGACTGCGAAGTTATCTTCCTTGCGTTAGACCAACCCAAAGATGTCAGGAAATTATTATCTTTAGAACTGACAGGTGCGTGGGTGAACGAAGCAAGGGAACTCCCAAAACAGGTTATTGACGGATTAACACATAGGGTTGGCAGGTTCCCTGCCAAAGCTGATGGCGGCCCAACATGGCGAGGTGTGTGGATGGACACGAACTGCATGGATGATGACCATTGGTGGTATCGTCTTGCGAAAAAGGAAAGATTGCCTAAAGGCAGGTTTGCGTGGAGATTCTTTGAACAACCTGGCGGGGTATTAGAGGCGGATAAAGACAAGCTACCAGAAATGCCGGAAGCCAATGGATATACATTCTCGTCAGGCTTATGGTGGAAAGAAAATCCAAACGCAGAGAATAGGAATAACCTGCCTTCTGGGTACTACAGCCAAATCCTTGCGGGGAAGTCCAGGGATTGGATTAGATGCTATGCCGAAGCCAAGTATGTGTTCGTGCAAGATGGCAGACCGGTATTCAGCGAATATGACGATAATATTATGGTGGCGGAAAACCTTGAGATTGATCCTGTTTTCCCTGTGCAGATTGGGGTTGACTTTGGTTTAACTCCTGCTGCTGTCTTTGGGCAAAGGCTGGGAGATGGTCGCTGGCACATACTCCATGAGCTTGTGTCCTTTGATATGGGATTGGAAAGATTCGGTCATCTTCTGAAAACGGAACTGCAAACCCACTTTCCTAAATGCGACATATTGGTTTGGGGTGATCCGGCAGGAATGAAAAGGGATGAGATATACGAAACCACAGCTTTTCAACATCTGCAAACCATTGGTCTAAATGCAAGACCAACTGCAAGTAATGTTTTTAGGGTAAGAAGGGAGGCTGGTGCCGCACCCATGACCAGACTCATCAACAGTAAGCCAGGGTTGCTGATTAATAAGAAATGCTTGCGTTTAAGAAAATCCCTTTCTGGCGGTTATCATTTTAAAAGGGTTCAGGTTTCAGGGCAGGAAAGGTTTAAAGACGAACCGAACAAAAACGAACACTCCCATGTTGGTGATGCTTACCAATACCTAACCCTTGGTGGTGGTGAGTATAGGCAGCTAGTCAGGGGGAATAGAAAACCATCGAAACCTTTTGTGGCTACTTTTGATTTCGAGGTTCTGTAATGACACCGGCTGATCTTGAGAAAATCTTCGGTATTGAAAACACACCCAAAAGTGTCGTTCCTTTTAAATCCTATTTCTTGAAGGTTATGGACTTAGTTGAGTCTGATGCGGAAACTATCAAAAGATTTGAGAATCAATTTAGTTTGCTGGATGCGGGCAAGCATAATGGTTTCGCCTATACAGTTATTGATAGCGGAAAGCCTATCCTGTGTTTTGGTTTGGAATTTCAATGGGATGGTGTAGCAACAGCATGGTTGTTGCCTGATAAAGTAGGCATTAGAAAAAACAGGATTAAATTCCACAAAGGAGCCTTGAATTACTTTGGCATAGTAGCAGATAGCTATAACCTGCATCGTATTGAAGTTACTGTTAATGTTAGGAATCCTTATGCGGAAAAGTGGATTAAGAGCATGGGATTTGATTATGAGGGAACCCTGCGTCAGTATGGCACCGACAAGACCGACCATAAAATATATGCAAGATTGTTTTAATGTCTTGAAAAGGCTTGGAAACTAAGTTACAACAAATTGAATAACTGTTTTTATTAAGGATACATATATGAGCTTTATGAAACCGCCCAAATACGAGGAATCGGAAGAAATGAAGAAAGCACAGGCACTTCAAGCAAAGAAAGAAAAAATGCTTGAGACCAAGCAGGCTGCGGAAGAACGCAAGTTGGCTTCTAATCTCGCTGCCAGGAAAATGGGCAGAAGGATGCTTTACTCATCAGATCGTGCTAATCCTATCCTTGGTATACCCTACTCACCTTCCGCACCATCTCCAATTCGTAACCCAATGGCGACAACCACAAGGATTACATGATGAAAGGAAAAGACAATATGAACAATCAAATTAATGCAAGGACAATACAATGACTTATATGATACCAGGAGTTCAGAAGCTATTTAAAAAGAGGGTAGGACAGGTAAAAGACATACGGAAAAAGATCACCTCGTCTGGCGATAAAGGTGGTTCTTTAAAAGATGTAAAAAAAACAGTTGGGGATAAAATGGCATCTAATAACAAGGTGCTTGATACAATACCATTAGCTAGTGCGGTGAAAACTAGAAAAAACATCCTTCGCAAGATTACATGATGCAAAGGGATTCTTATGCACATTATGTGAGAAACCCTCGGTTTAGGTTAAAGGAAAATGCACCCTTAACACAAAAACAGAAAAGAAAATTAGGATTGGGCAAAAACAAGAAAGAAGATGCCAGAAGTAGTAACTAAAAGTGGGGAAAGAAAACATTTTGCATACACCAAAAGCGGTGTTGCCAAAGCCAGGGCTTATGCGAAAATGAATAATGGCAGAATGGTTAGCTCTCATAAGAAAGATGCTAACACAAAATATAGGAGAAAATAGTGGCAACATTAAAAGTATTTTACGACACTATGAAGGGTGTGATTGCTGATATGTGGGGTATGGTAACAAAATATCCCAAGACTTGGTTTATTGTAGCAGCAATTATTATCTTTCTAGCTGTATGGGGATAAGCTATGCGATTCACAGTTCCACAGATTCTCAAGAGGGCTGGACAGGCTAAAGCTAAAAAAGAGAATTGGCGGTCAATCTACGAGGATTGCTACCGCTATGCTCTACCCCAAAGAAATCTGTATGACGGGTACTACGAAGGCGGTGTAGCCGGTCAAAACAAAATGAAGAATGTGTTTGACAGCACAGCTATTCATGCCACACAAAGATTTGCGAACAGAATACAATCTGGGTTATTCCCACCTTATAAAAAATGGTGCCGGTTAGAACCAGGCACAGAGATACCCGCAGAGCAAAAGCCAGAGGTTCAGGTAGCACTCGATGCTTACCTTGACAAGCTCTTTACATTTATCAGGCAAAGTAATTTTGATTTGGCTATGGGCGAGTTCCTTCTTGACTTATCCGTAGGCACAGCCTGTATGTTGGTGCAGGCAGGAGATGATGTAAACCCCATTAGATTTACAGCTATTCCACAGTATCTTGTGGACATTGAGGAAGGGCCATACGGAACGATTGACAATGTGTATCGTTATTTAAAAGTAAAAGTCGAGAATATTGAGAGGGAATTTCCTGAGTCTAAATTAAACACACCGCTAAAAAGTCTGCTCGAAAGCAAACCTACCGAGCAAGTTGAGTTATGCGAAGCCACGATATTCGATCCAGAGATCGGGGACTATTGCTATCACGTTATTTCCAAGAAGTTCAACCATGAGTTGCTGTACAAACGACTTGTAAGCACACCTTGGGTGGTCAGCAGGTATATGAAGGTTGCAGGCGAGGTACATGGTCGTGGGCCATTGGTCTCGGCTATACCTGACATTAAAACCCTGAATAAAACCTTAGAACTTCTGCTAAAAAATGCCTCATTAGCTATCGCAGGTGTTTATACTGCTGCGGATGATGGAGTGTTGAATCCGCAGACTATTAGAATAGTCCCTGGTGCTGTTATTCCTGTGTCAAGGAATGGTGGGCCACAAGGAGCATCTTTGGCACCTTTACCGAGAGCAGGCGACTTCAATGTATCCCAAATTATCATTAACGATTTAAGAATGAACATCAAGAAGATTATGCTGGATGACTCCCTTCCACCGGACAATATGTCGGCAAGGTCGGCAACAGAGATTGTGGAACGCATGAAAGAATTGGCACAAAATCTTGGATCCGCTTTTGGCAGATTGATTGCCGAAACAATGGTTCCGTTAGTGAAAAAGACTTTAGAGATTATGGACAAGAAGGGATATATCAATCTTCCATTAAAGGTAAACGGATTGGAAGTTAGGATTGTTCCTGTGTCGCCTATCGCAAAAGCACAGAACTTAGAGGAAATTAATGAGATTATGCAGTTCTTCCAAATAGCACAAAGTCTTGGCCCAAGCGGAGCATCTTCAATCAAACCCGATGCTGTCGCTGATTTGGTCGCTGATAAATTAGGGATCACAACCGATATACGCAATACCCCAGAGGAAAGAAGAATGATAGAGGAAACAGCAAGGCAAATGGCTGAACAGCAAATGATGTTGGCACAGGCACAAGGAGGAGGGGGTGGATCACCATCACCAGAACCGCCAGCCGCAGAAGCACCAGAAGCAGCTATGGAAAATGAAATGAGAGCCTAATGACAGATGGTTGGGATGGCATTGAACTGCTAGACAAACAACCCGTTGATCAGCAGAGAGATGTTGATTTGCTTTTTAAAAAGACATTTACCAGCGAGGAGGGTAAAAGGGTATTGGAGCATTTAAAAAAATACACACTAGACCAATCTACTTGGGTTCCTGGTTCTGGGAACGATATGGCTTATGCAAGGGAAGGTCAGAATAGTGTTGTGCGTGATATTATTAGAAGAATAGAAAGGGCTGATACATGAGCAAAGAAGAAACCAAAACAGAAGAACCGGCAGTAGAGGAAACAGAAGAACCCGCAAACAAGGAGGAGGGTTTGGTTTCTGATGCTAAAATAGAAGAAGAAAAAGAAGAAGTGCCGGAGGACATCCCACACAAGGAATCTGATGAACCTGCCGAACCAGAAATCAAAGCAGAAAGCAAGGAAGAAGAAAAGGCACTAGAGCAACCGGAGTGGCTGCCGGATAAGTTTTGGGATGAGAAAGAGGGCATGGATGTAGAGTCTTTGTCCAAGTCTTACCAAAGCCTGGAAAAGAAACTAGGATCTCAAAATAAAGCACCCAAGGAATATGACTTATCTGCATTAAAGGACATCCCAGAAGATGATCCGCTAAGACAGAAATATGTCGAATGGGCGGACAACAACAAGATTACCCAAGATGGGTTTAATGAATTAGCAGAAGCATTTATTGAAATGTCCAATGCACAACAGGAACAGAGTCAAACGGATATTGATTCCGAAAGAAAAAAACTTGGCCCTAACGCAGATGCCCTGATTAACGGAAGTGTTGATTGGGCAAAGTCGCTTGTAGACAAAGGTATATGGGGTGAGGATGATTTCGAGGAATATAAAGTCTTTGCTGGAACTGCAAATGGACTCAAGGCACTTAACAAGGTTAGAAGGTATTACGAAGGGCCTATCATCCCCACCTCAACCCCTGACGCAGAGGGTATGCCAAGCAAAGAGGAGCTGTATTCTATGGTTAGCGATCCCAAATACAAGACTGATGTGGGTTTCCGCAAGAAAGTAGAAGATTTGTTCGGCAAGATGTACCCTGGCAAGGCTACCGATACAGGGGAGATAATCTAAACTTTTTCTTTACAAGATACCCAAAAAATATTAACAATGGGTTGACGGCAACCATATCTTTTTATGGTCGTCTGGCTGGTGGCAATTCACCGACTTCTTCAGCCAGGGGATCAATCCCTGACAACTGATTATTGAACCGCATCTCCTTATGGGGATGTAAATATTAACGTGTTGATATAAGGAGAAAAATTATGGCACAAAGTATTACTAATGCCTTCGTTACTCTTTTCGATGCGGAAGTGAAACAGGCTTATCAGGCGGATTCCGTCTTGAGAGGTGCTGTCCGTCTTAGATCAGGTGTACAGGGCAATACATACAAATTTCCAAAGCTAGGTAAGGGATCAGCGACTTCGAGGATTCCTCAAACCGATGTAACTCCTCTGAATGTAACTTACTCACAAGTTAGTTGCACAATGAGTGATTACAATGCTGCGGAATATAGTGATGTCTTTCATCAAGCAAAAGTTAATTTTGATGAGAGGTCTGAACTCGTGCAGGTAGTCTCCAAAGCGATTGGTCGCAGATTAGACCAATTAATTATTGATGCTCTTGACGGTGCTTCCTCACCTTCAACAGTTGCTAAAACTGTTGTTACGAGTGGAAGTGCTGCTTCTTCAAACTTGAATGTTGGAAAATTGATTGCTAGTAAAAAAGCACTCGATGCTAAAAATGTTCCGTTTGATGATCGTCATCTTGTTTGCCATGCTAATTCGTTAGCAGGTATGCTCGGTGATGAGAGAGCAATCTCAGGAGACTATGCTTCGATTAAAGCATTGGTATCCGGAGAAATTAATACTTTCCTTGGCTTTAAGTTCCATGTTGTTGGAGATAGAGACGAGGGTGGACTACCATTATCAACTGCAGATCGCTCTGTGTTTGCGTTCCATCGTTCAGCTCTTGGCATGGCAGAAAATATGAGCATGAAAACTGAGATTAACTATGTACCGGAGAAAACTTCGTTCCTAGTTAATTCAATGTTTAGTGCTGGTTCTGTCGCTATAGATGACGAGGGAATCGTGGACATCACTTGCGATGAAAGCTAGGAGGAACAAAAATGGCTTATAGTGCAACAGGACTACAACCTATCGGTGGTCAATCTAAAGCAGGTAATGCTCCTCAAGTTTGGAGCTATACCTCGACAGATGCGGCAACTGTAATAAGAGTAGCTGGATATTTTAATTCGGCTGCTGACTTATTAAAAGTTGGCGATCTTATCTGGGTTCATCACACTACCGGAGGAACTCGTGGGTATCTTTTGACACCCGTTGTTTCGAATACCGGTACTGTTGTTGACGTAGCTGATGGCTTAGCCATCGCTGCAGATGATAGCGACTAGAGACTAGCATTAGTTGTTGAGACTTTGGTGGGGGTGGCAACACCCCCGCTAATTTTAATTAAGAATTTTGAGGAATTTATTTCATGGCGGCAGGAGATACAAAAGTAACGATAAGCAATACAGCATTAAGGATGCTGGGTGCTAACCCAATAACAAGTTTTACCGATGGTAGCGATGGTGCTGCCATTTGTGCTGCTATCTATCCAAACGTCAAAGACCAATCTCTGGGAATGTATCCCTGGAGTTTCGCAAAGAAAAAACTCACATTGTCAAGATCAAGCACAGCACCGACTAACGAGTGGGATTATGCTTATCCACTCCCTAGTACCGTTCTGAACAACCCCTTCGCTGTGTACAATTCCACATCCACAGGCATCGCACCCATTACAGCTTATGAAATTTATGCAAATAACGATGGTGGAAGGGATGTGTACACACATGAAGAAACGATAGTGATAGACTACATTGACAACAATATATCCGAGGGTTCTATGCCTAGATATTTTATACAGCTTTTGAATTACATGATGGCTTGGCATATTGCCGAACCGGTTACGGATCAGATTACGAAAGCTGAATATTGGAAAACTGTAACAACAGGCCATGTTAGCGAAAATGGCAGAGGCGGATATTTACGACAGGCGATGAACATTGACGGAAGGAACCAGCCATCCTATGCGATTGGCAGTTTCCCTCTGACTGATGAAAGAGATTAATGCGTAATGTCGAGAATAGTCAAAGTTCAAACCAATTTTACCAACGGAGAGTTTGATCCCCTGCTTTTTGGCAGGTTGGACATCAAGCAAAGATTCAACGCATTAGCCAAGGCACGCAACGTGCTGGTACAACCCCAAGGCGGATTAGCAAGACGACCAGGACTTCAATTCATAAATGATGTAGGAGCTGTCGCAACCGACATAGATGAAGGTGCGAGATTGGTGGCTTACGAATTTTCCACCACACAAAGCTATATGCTTCTGTTCACGCACAACAAGATGTTTGTTTTCAAGGACAAGGCTTTGATTACGGACATCAATGGTACAGGAAACAACTATCTCGTAACCACAATCGGAAAAACACTTTTATCCACAATAGATTGGGCGCAATCCGCAGATACCCTTATCGTTGTGCATGAGGATTTAGCACCACAAAAAATCGTCAGAGGTGCAAGCGATAGTGCATGGACTATTGCTGCGATTACTTTTGTTAGCATTCCAAAATATGCTTTTACACTTGCTACATCAGAACCAGCCGGAACACTAACACCTAACGCAACATCTGGAACTCAAATTGTAGCAACAAGCGGCTCTGTTTTTTCATCTGGAAGTGTAGGGCAGTATCTTGAGAAAAATGATGGATTGGGAAGATTTAGAATTACACGGTATATAAGTGCAACTAATGTTGAGGGGTTGACAGAAATACCTTTCTTTAGCACCGCAGCCATCGCATCTGGGGATTGGACATACGAAACAGGGTATGAGGATTCGTGGTCGTCATCGAAAGGCTACCCACGAACAGTTTGTTTTTATCAGGGAAGATTATATTTTGGCGGAACGAAAAATAGACCAACCACAGTCTTTGCATCAAGAGTAGGGGATTATTACGATTTTAATTTAGGAGAGGCATTAGATGCTGATGCAATCGTTGCTACTATGGATACTGACTCTGCCAATCCGATCATGGGTATATTTCCTGGCAGGGATATGCAAGTATTCACTCAAGGCGGAGAGTTTTATGTGGCACAGGGAGAGCAAGATCCCCTTACCCCAAGTAATTTTGTTATCAAGTCAGCAACCAAGCGAGGCATGAAGGCAGGCATTAAACCTGTGGGAGCTGAAAGCGGAACCTACTTTATTCAAAGGACAGGCAAGGCGGTCAGGGAGTTCTTGTTCTCTGATTCTGAAATGGCTTATGTAACCCCTAATATTTCATTGTTGTCATCCCATTTAATTTCAACCCCAACCGACATGGCTTTGAGAAAAGCTACGTCAACAACAGATGGGGATTTGCTGTGTTTGGTCAACAGCACAGACGGATCGCTGGCAACCTATTCCCTATTAAAAGGGCAGGCAGTTGTAGCTCCGTCTTTATGCACAACCAATGGAAGTTTCATTAATGTTGCTGTGGATGTGGATACCTTGTATTTCGTGGTCAAAAGGCAATTACCCCTGTATGCCACCTGCACAATTACAGTTACTGATTATTCAAATATAGCAACCGGTGCAACTATTGTTCTAACAAAAAACGATGGAACAACAGTTACGTTTACTTGCCAAGGCCCTGGAAGTTCTCCGACACCAGAAACAAATAAATTTTTTCACAACGAATCTAACGATACGACAGCAGATAATATTTTTACTTGTATTAATCTTCATGATGATTTTTCAGCAGCCAATCCGGCAGCAAATGTAGTTACTGTTACA